AATCGGAATTAACTAATGAGTTTACATAAGGATTATCATATGCCCATTGTGAGCTATTTGCACTTACTGTACTATACAAAGCCAGATAATTTGTCGATATGGAATCAGTGAAAGTGGATGAATTATTCCAAAATGCACTATTAGCCGCAACTAAATTGACTTCGTTTAGAATGAATGATGAATATTGCGAAACGAAATTAGTTGCATTTGTAATATATGCATAATTGGTATTGGTATATGTGGAAGCATTATTCCAAGCAGCAGAATTAGCCATAACTACAGTATCAGTGGCAACTATTCCTGCCGAATTTACTTGAACAAATGTAATTACACCTGGTAGAGAAGGATTACTAGCAGAACCCCATGTTCCACTATTAGCACTAACCACAGTATATAAAGCTAGATAATTAGCACTAGTAGAATTACTAAAAGTATCAGAATTATTCCAAAAAGCAGAATTTCCTGCAACCAAATTAATTTCATTTAAAATATAGGCAGAATTTGATTGTAAAAATGTAATTGCAGTATTCCAAGCAGAACTATTAGCAGAAACAGCAGTATAAAGTGCTAGAAAATTAGCAGAATTAGCATTAGTAAAAGTCGCCGAATTAATCCAAAAGGCTGAATTTGCAGAACCTAGAGTGGATTCATTAACTAAAAATGCAGAATATTCTGTAACAAAGTTAATTGCATTTAAAATTGCAACATAGTTTGAATTAGTAAAAGTTGAAGCAGTATTCCAAGATGCACTATTAGCAGCAACTTGATTGGATTGATTTACTAGAAATGAAGAATTTTGAACAGTAAATGTGGAACCATTGGTCCATAATGCAGAATTTCCACTAACTGCCGAATAAACCGCAAGATAATTGGCACTGGTCGCATTACTAAATGTATCCGAATTAATTAAAAATGCCGAATTACCCTGTACAAATGTAATTATCCCCGGCAGTGATGGATTACTTGCAGATGCCCAAACAGAAGAATTTCCCGAAACTACTGTATATAATGACAAATAATTTGCGGAATTTATCGTGGTAAATGTACTTGCATTGTTCCAAAAAGCACTATTTGATAAAATTAATGTATTTGATGATCCAGAACTAGCAACTGCTAATAAATTACTTGATACTTGTGCCAACAAACTAGTTGTTACAATATTTCCAGGTAGAGTAGCTGTAACTGAACTTAACTGAGATGTTGCAAGAAAAACATTGGAAAGTGTTGTTGATAAGGAATTTACATCAGTTCTGAATTCAGTTAAACCACGATAACCAATTAAAAAATCTTGTCCAGACAAAGAATTAGTGTAAAAGAATGTGTTAAATGTACTGGGCAGAGACATATTTTCTATTATTTATTAACGAAATTAAACTGTGTAGATTCTAATTGTTGAAGTAGTTCCATTAACAGGTACACCTCCTCCTATTGATATAGTACTACTATCGTTGGGTCTTAGATCAATCCAATCATTTTGAGCCAATGTAATTTGGAAATTTCCGATTACATTTGGACCTTGGGAATTATTACTATACCATCCAGATATATATTCACTATTATTTTTAAACAAATATAAAGTTACGGCGTTAAATTGGGATTGAATATAACAATCCACATTCACTGTGCATGGAAATGGTGCGGTAAATTTCCAAAAACCGGCAGATCCTGATGTAAATGTAGTAACTGCATTATGGGTATCAATCAATCTACCATCAAAATTAATTTGAGTACTTCCATCAGCAGGCATATTTAGTAAATTTTTGGAAACATAATAATACGCTTTTAATGTGTTTTTTTCATTGCTAGTGTATGTATAAAAGGAATTAATTAAATTAAAATCGGAAGAACCTTGAGGAACAATTATATAAGGTTGATTTGCACTTAGAGTATTAATAAATGATCCATATTGTGGAAAAAGATAAATTGAATTACTGGTTTGATTTGAAACCGTTAATTTTTCTTGAGTTGAAAATACTGGTAAAAGTAAACTGTCCTGTGTTCCAGATAAACAGGAACTAACTATAGTAGTAGTTGTAGTAATTAAGTTTGCGGTTCCTTGGGTAGTACCTAGAGCAGAAATTACACTAAATGTTGAAGCAATTCCTCCACCATTCCAAGTTCCTGAATTTGTATTAACTGTGGAATACACACTTAATTGATGTGCAGAATTCGTTTGCACAAAGGTAGTAACAGTTCCCCAAACTGAAGAATTAGCTGTTACTGTTGTATATAAAGCTAAGTAATTTGAGGAATTAGCATCAGTAAATGTAGATGCATTATTCCAAAAAGCACTATTTGAACTAACTCCCGTATACAAAGCTAAATAATTAGCACTATTGGTATCAGTAAAAGTTGAAGCATTAAGTAAAAAAGATGAATTTTGAGTTACAAATGTACTAATAGTATTCCAATAAGAACTAGTAGAACTTACTGCAGTATAAACAGCCAAATCATTACCGGAATTGGAATCAATAAATGTAGATGCATTATTCCAAAAAGCACTATTGGAAGCTACTAAATTGCTTTCATTTAATAAAAATGATGAATATTGATTCACATAATTAATTACATTTAAAATGTAAGCATAATTAGTATTAGTAAAACTTGAAGCATTATTCCAAGCAGCAGAATTAGCAGCTACTTGACTAGATTGGGTTAATAAAAATGAAGAATTTGTTTGTACAAAAGTTATAATTCCAGGTAGAGAAGGATTACTGGCAGACCCCCATAATCCTGAATTAGCACTAACCGCAGTATATAAAGACAAATAAGCCGCACTAATTGTATTAGAAAAAGTATCAGAATTATTCCAAAAAGCACTGTTAGCTGCAACTAAATTAATTTCATTTAAAATATAGGCAGAATTCGATTCTAAAAATGTAATCACAGTATTCCATGTAGCACTATTAGCAGAAACAGCAGTATAAAGTGCTAGATAATTAGCAGAATTAGCATTAGTAAACGTAGCGGAATTAATCCAAAAGGCTGAATTTGCAGAACCCAGAGTAGATTCGTTGACTAAAAACGATGAATATTCTGTAACAAAATTAATTGCATTTACAATAGCACCATAATTACTGTTAGTGAAAGTTGAGGCATTATTCCAAGCGGCAGAATTAGCGGCTACTTGACTAGATTGGGTTAATAAAAATGATGAGTTTTGAACAGTAAAAGTGAATGCATTATTCCAAAGAGCAGAATTTCCTGAAACACCAGTATAAAGTGCCAAATAATTTGCTGAATTAGCATCAGTAAAAGTAGAAGAATTAAGAAAAAATGAAGAATTATTCTCCACAAAAGTGATTACGCTAGGAAGTGTGGGACTATTTCCCGCACTCCAAACAGCAGAATTTGCGGTAACGGCAGTATATAAAGCCAAATAATTTGCGGAATTGACACCTGTAAAAGTAGAAGAATTATCCCAAAATGTACTGTTTTGAATTAATAATGTAGAATTTGCACCTGCACTTAACTGAGAATATAAACTACTAGAAACGGATGCCACCAAACTAACTGGAGCTATACCGGGCGGTAAAGTAGCAGTTACTGAACTTAACTGAGATGTTGCGAGAAAAACATTAGTAAGACTTGATGTTAAAGAGTTTACATCAGTTCTAAATTCAGTTAATCCACGATAACCAATCAAAAAATCTTGCCCAGATAGTGCATTTGTGTAAAAGAATGTGTTAAATGTACTGGGCAGAGACATATTTCCAATTATTTACGGTTGACTCTTAGGAAAACCATGATAAAGTAATTATATGCATGGTATTATAATTTTATTTAGTTTTCTTTTTACTGTTGGGGGGTTAATTGCATTTTTATATAGAAAAGAATATATAGTTGATGCGAAAGAAAGTACCGAAACTAATTTACCAGAAGAACCGAAAATCATAATTAATGAAAAACAGACTCAAGAAATTACAGATGCGGTGGATATAAAATTTTTAGTAAAATCCCATCAATATATTTTAGATAAAGAAATCCAGCAATTGAAGGATACCATTACCTTAAACAGAGCACTTTCTTCAGAAACTTTTCCAGAGATTGGATATAATTTGGACGATTTGCTTACTTTGAAACAATTATTAAACAAAAAATATGAATAATTGGAAAAATGTTTCTATGGAAACTCCCCTAAAGAGTGGGGGATATTTAGTAATTGATAAATGGGGGGAAGTTTGTTATGCCTATTATTGGGTAGACCATTATGCACACAAGGACACCACTAATTGGCATAAATTAGAAGGTTTACTTTACACTGCCGACCCCGAAAGATTTGAAGTGGAATATTGGCAGGAATTGGAACTTCCCAAATATTGGGTTGACAGAATTGAAAAAGAAGAGAATTATCAAGGAAATTAAAAAGAATATGAGTAGTATTAAAGAAATTAAAAAGAATATGAGTAAAAAAACAAATGATACGTTAATTTGGAATGGTTCCGAATGGATTAATTCCGATAAGGTTGATAAAGACCAAGAAATTGAGAAATTGACTAAGCTATTGGGGCAAGCGGCTTCCATTATCAACAATCGGGATGCATGGATTGAAGAGGCCAAAGAACTCCAAGAATGGTATGTTAATAATTTGGATGTACTTTATGCGAAAGTACAAAAGGAACTTGCAGATCTTATTCGCAGTAAGCGGTTTGATCTTCTGAAAATGTATTTGAGTAAATTGGATTTTAACGAAAAAGAAATTGCTCATTTGCTGATTAAACAATTACAAGAACAAATTAAGAAATAATTTATGGGTGCTATTGGAGATGCTTGTTATGGAAATGGGGACACCGAATACGATATACTTTTTTCAGATGAAAAACTTCCCCCAACACCTGAGCAAATTGCTTCTCAAGAAGCAGAGGCCAGGGTTAATAAAAGATTATTAGAAGCAGCGGAAAAATATAAAATGAAAACTCAGGATGAAACAAAAGAGAAAGCACTTGCGGAGGAAAAGGATAAATTAATCGAATCACTTAGGATTAGATACGAATATAAAATTAAACAATTAGAAGAATTACTTTTCAAAGTTGCATCTTACTTACACAAAACAGGTGAATTATCATATTCGGATGTTGTTATGCAAGAGTTGGATCAATGGTTATACCATAACATAGATGAAAAACGTGCATATTTTACTGATATTTTAGAAAAACTCTATGCAATAAATGATTTTGATAAATTTAATCGCTTATTAACATCGGTAGAAGGTCCAGTTAAAGAATACCTTCTTCAACTTCATTGGGAATTATTCAAAAATCGCAAAAAAGATGATAATTGATTATAGAAACACCTTCAATGGTGATGATCTGAATCGCAAATTTATTACCAAACATTTCGTCAAAAATCACCAAGTACTTCCACTCGGAAATATTATTTGTCTAAATGGACCAATTGATATTAAAGATAATGATGAAGATTATAAAAGAGAACAAGTATTAAGTTTTCTATGGACTAATCCCCTTGTAAAAGATGAATATTCCACGATTCTTTTTCATAGATATTTTATAACTGGAATTGCACAAATTCTTAACAAATATCTCCAAACTTCTATTGAAATAGATCAAGAAAATATCATAATACATAAGGAACACCAAGAACATGGTATTATTCAACCAAAAGGGATTGTTAATGTCAGTGTTGTTAAGACTACTGGTGTTGGTTACTTGGGGATCAATATTAAGGCGGGGAAATATTCTCAAGCTAATTCATTCTCCACAAATTTTCCCATTGATATTTCTAGAAAATTAGCTGATGATGTCATAAATTTCTTCTACAAAATTGGGGAAGAATTGTGTGAGAAAAGTCTAATCTTATGAGCGAAGAAAAGAAAAGTAATATTTTTACTTGTATTGAAGGTATTTTAGGAAACGGTAAAACACCCAAATATGCCAGAGAAAAGTTGGGTGTTAATTGGAAGAAAAATAAAAATCTTTTAAGAGAAGATGATAATGCTAAGAAATCATTTGAACCTTATCAAATTAATCGTTATATTTCTTTTTATGATCCATCCTTAGCTGTTATTATAAACGAAACTACTAATAAAATGTTTCATTTGTTTGAAAATAAAGAAGATATTTTTAGATACATGCATCATTTATATGGAGAACATCCTTATCTTTTTTATACTGAATTGAAATATATTAAAGATCCTACTTATAAGCACAGTAAAACAGAAGAAGATAAGGAAATCGATAAGAAATTGAAAATTTGGGCAAATAATTTAGAAATATCTGTAAGGGAATTAAAAAACATGCTTGAATTTTTAGGAGTGGATATTAAATCATTGAATGAGCAAACAACCACTAGCTAGTATCGATGTAGTTCCAACAACCAAGTCCATTATTGATCTTTCAAATTATCGTGGTGGTAGTTTTGATGGAGTCTTTACCGATCACGCAATTGCAGAGGTTTTAGATCAGATTATTTTAGCGGAACATATTGATGAATCTTCCACAGGTGAAATTAATCGAAATGGAATTTGGGTAAAACCAGATCATCAAACTAAAGCATGGAGAATTGCTAAAGCTATTTTAGTTGGTCCAAATTGTAGAACTATTAAAGAAGGCGATATTTTTTGTTATCCAAATGATCGTGGAATTCGAGTTTCTTCCATCGAAGTTTATAAGGATGGTAAAGTTAGTACTATTTCCAATACCATTTTTCTAGAAGAAAATCGTATCTTCGGAAAATGTGCTAATATTCCTAAAAAACAAGAAGATAATGAACCAACGGTTTCTTTTCCTCCTAAAAGAAAAAAATCCAAATAATTAATTATTAGGTTTATGCCCCCCAAGGTTGATAAAAACAAATTTGCATCCTTTGATCCTAAGTATCAGGATTATCGTCCTATTGGTAGGGATGCATTGATGCGTTTATTGAATTCCTATGTTTGTGAGGTTAAGTTTTACAGGAAACATGATAAGGAGGGCTATGATGTCATTAGGAAGGTACTTTGCACGACTTCTAAGCCATTCCTGATGAGTTCTAAGGGCATGATGACATTGAATTACAGACCAACGGATGGTGTTCCAAAGCCTTGGTTTAATAGACGTGCTGCTAATGTTATCTGTGTATGGGATATTTTTATGCAGGATTATCGAAATATTTGGTGTAATTCCATATTTTTATTGTCTAAAATACCTGCTGATGAAAAATTTTGGAAATACTTTAGAGAAGTCTTGGCTAAAATGACTACTCAACAAAAAATGGAGTTTATGGACAACTCAGGATGGTGAATTTATGTTACAAAAGAGAAAAAAAGAGTCAAATATCGAGAATGTTTTTAACAATTATTTATTGAGAAATGTTCAATTCGTACATAACAATAAAGTATTAAAAAGCGGCAAATTCTTATTTTTCAATGTCAAGGAATTTTATTTGAATTTTATATTAACTAATGAGAAAAATGAACAAAGAGTGTGGGAAGTCCCTTATCCATTTAAAATTTATTATCAACCAGATTGTTTTGTGCTAGATTATAAAATTGATTCTTTCTGTAATGGTATTGAAGATATTATTTTGCATGCCAATGTTCTCAATGTTAATAAGAAGAATAAGTTTTTCAATAGTTTCCTTTATCTTTCAGGGGGGTAAATACTTAGAATGAAGACCTATACTTATAACTTTGAATTAGATGATGCACTTCATCTTTTTATTCAAGCATTTGATAGTATAGTTATCAATCGATATAACAAATATAGAACACCTATTAAGAATAGTATTCAAGTTAGATATATCTATGCTCCAAAAGAGAGAGTATTATTTGATTTAATAAACAAACAGCAGAATGTTACTTTACCAGTTGTAGCAATTTCATTAACTGGTTTACAGAGGGATACTAAGAGAGTATTCAACAAAATCTATGGATTTCCTTTACCACAATATAGCAGTACTGGTGCAGTATCAGCACAAGATACCAAGTTATTGAGAAGTCCTGAACCAGTGGATATTGGTATAAAAATGTCTATTTTAGCAAGATATCAAGAGGATATTAACCAGATTTATAGTAATTTTGTTCCTTATAACAATCCTTATATCATTATTTCTTGGCAAATACCTTCCGAAGCTAATTTGCTTAATGTAACGGAAGTTAGAATGCCTGTTTTGTGGGATGGTAATATAACATTTGAATATCCTAAAGAGATTGATGGCCAGACTGATTTTTTAATTAGTGCAGAGACTAATTTTACTATTAAAGCTTGGTTATTTCCATATTTGGGTAACAATGATATTGCCAATATATTTTATGCTTATACAAATGTTACATCAGTAAGTAGTGCATCAGATTTAACATCTGGAAATTATTACAGTTTACAGCAACAGGTTATTACTCCAACTTCAGTTTTAAGTGCTTTTTCAAATACAGATGTTGTTTCGGTTTCTGGTATTCCTCAATTTACTGGACAATTTTATGCTATCTTGGGTGGTTTATCTGCATTGTGAAAAAATAATTGATTGACAAATAAATTATTTATGTTATAATTATATTATCTATGCCCGATCAACCTCTTGGAACTACTTCAAGCCTCAAGCTACCAATTCAAAAGGAAAGGGATTTTCTATTGAACGAATACATTACTCAACTCGAAACTAATTTTTTTTCTTCAATTAGTGCAATTACAGAAAATGTAATCAATGGGAATATTCCGGTACAAACACAATCTTCTGATGCTGCTTATACTAATGTGGAACTATTAAGTACTGGATTACTGGGAAAATTTGCTGATAATCCAGTGGGTTATTTCCCCAAAGAAAGTCAACCTCTAAGTAATTGGTCAAATGAAGATGTGGAAAAAATTAATTTACAAGATGAGGAAACAGAAAAACTTAACGAAAAAAATAATGTAGCTATTATTAAAAATAACGACAAAATAATTATCCATTCTATTGACGAAAATTTAATCCAATTCCAAATTTTAGCACAGGTTTATGGAAGTTCATATTCTGAAAAAATTAATATTAAAAATCTTACCAATAATACATCTAAGAGTTTCTCAAAGGAAGATTTTTCTAAATTGGTTATTGAAATTTTATGATTACAAAAGAAATGAGAGGTATCCACTTTAAGGATGAGAACCATCTAATTGAATGGGTTGATATGCACAGAAACACATGGGGGTCCATTCCATTAACACATTTGGAAAAACAATTGATAAAAATAGGTTGGGATGCTCGCCAAGAAACTATTGATATTGATAATGTTTTAATTCAGAATATGAAAGATTATATTTCGAATAATATTCTTAATAAAGTATGATGATGAAAAAGAAAAATTCGAAAAAATCATCCAAATATTTAAAATCATATCAATATTCAATTATTGAATATGGCAAGCCACCATATTACGTTGCCAATTGGTTCCAATTAAATTCCGAAATATCTTTTTCTAAACTTTTATCACAAATAATCACTTGATTTTTTATCATGTCGTGTTAATTTAAAATTTATGCCAGCAAAAATCAAATCCACTAAATCGAAAAAGAAATCATCTAAATCAAAAGTAGTTAATTTAGATGTAAGCATTGATAGTATTTCTTCTAATAAAAAAAATACTAAGAAATCTAAAGTTCCCACAAAACCAACGGTAGAAGAGAAAAAAATCGAAACAAATTTCCACCACGGAATAGTAGATGTGTCATTTAAGAATGAACCAGATATGTTCCGCGCAACAAGATATGGAATTTCTTTTTATTCATATGATTTATATTCTTGGGAAATGAAGAATCTCCTGAGTATTGAACACGTTATTGAATATTTATTTGATAGGTATCATAAATCGATTCTGAATGGTTCCATTTCTATCAGAACTCTTAAAAATGTTTATAGTTATATTTTAGCAGTTCTTTTTGCATTCGGTGATACATATGAACACAAAACCATAACCGAACATTTTATTAAAATTCTCCTAAAAAATTATCGTGATAAATTAGTTGATAATATTGCTACTCCTGAATTGATTTGGGATCAATTGGATGAAGAAAATGATCAATACAAAGAAATCATGAATGACAAATTTCCACTTCGAGTACTAAAGGATTAATTTATGGCATTTATTGACGAACTTATTAATTCTGAAATTAACAAAAATAAGAAAATTGAACACGTCGTCTCAGATTATCAGGCTTTTAAGAATAAAATTGAGAGTGATATTGAGAATTTTAGAAAAATAATTAAGGAATCTCTCGAAATAATCCAAAATTTGGAAAGTTCAATTAGTAATTTGGATACTAGAGTACAGAATCTAGAATATCCATCAGATGGTCCCGTAGAGGAAGGCGAAAAATATGATGTGGATTTCCAAGGTGGGGAAGATGAAGTACTAGATGTGAATATTTCCGAGGAACAATATGCAGAATACCAGAAATTAAAGAGAGAAAAAGAAGACTACGTTAAAGCATTAGAGCTTTCTTTTGAAGATTGTGGATGTGATAACTGCGAAAAAAAGATTGATTTGGAAGGAGATTCGGAAGGAGATTCGGAAGTAAGTGCTGGTATACCTCCTGAAGGTTCCTCCTACGAAACCACCACTGAAGAATTGCTTCCCATTTATGAAAACGATGGTGAAGGTTTTGTGAAAATTACCGGATATTATAAGAAGTACATAGATTAATATGGAGATCCTTGAAAAATATGTCCAAGAATTAGAGGAATTCTATAAACTAGATGAAACTAATTTAACCGATAAGCAAATGAAGCTTCCTTCTATGAAGCATCGTTTTGTTGGGATATATATCCGTGAAAAAATAAATCTAGAAAAACTTATCAAACAAAGAAAAAAATTATTTAGAAATATTAAAAAAACACTGGAGGAAAAATCGGCGGTAAAGCTTTCCGATGCTAAATTAGAAGAAATTGCTCTGACTCATGCAGATATTATAAGTTTTGATGACAAAATTGAAGATTCAGAAATGATTATCAAATTCTGCGATAAAGTTGAAAAGATATTGTCAAATATGACTTTTGATTTCAAGAATTTGGCAGAACTTAAAAAGATGGAGATGATCTAAAAATGGATATTTCCATTTCTCTATCCCCGTCTAATCCTAACTATGGTATTCTTACGTGTAAAAATGATGAGAATTTTACCATTATAAGGGAATGGTTTTCTCAAGTAAATGAACAATATCATATTCTCAGACATAAAAATAAATGGACTCCTAAAAGATACTACATAATAACTGATGCCGGAAGATTTGATATCGGTTTAACCCCCCAAATTGAAGAATTCATCAAAACTAAACTTCCCAATTTAATATTAACAGTTTCAGAAGAAGTCAGAAAAATTCTTTCCCCCAAATGGGAAAATATTTCTGAAATACATTTAAAACATGAACTTAGAGATTATCAAATAGAATGTTTAAAACAATGCCTTGATAATGGCCGTGGAACTATCGTGGTAGGAACAGGTGGGGGGAAGACTCTTATCATGGCTTATCTATTGGAAAACTTCTTTAAAACCAATCCTGTCGCAAAAGGGATACTAATTGTTCCTGATATTGGACTTGTTAATCAAAGTTTTTCTGATTTTACTGAATATGGCGTAACTTTTAAGTTCAATAAATGGACCGGAAGTCATGAATTAGACAAAAATACTAATCTTCAAACAAATCTATTATTCAATCTAAAAATTCTGATAATAAATGGTTCAAGGAATTAAAGATTGTTATAATTGATGAATGTCATGGAATTAGAAGATCAGGTGAATTTAATGCTGAATTTAAAAATCTAATTGCACCTAATAAATTCGGCTTTACTGGTACTTTACCGGAAAATAACCTAGATAAATGGAACATTATTGGAAAAATTGGTGATGTTATCTACAAAAAACAAGCCAGTGAATTGCGAAAAGATAAGTATATTTCCAATGCTAAAGTAATGTCATTCATAATCGATTATACTGATAAACCACTTTACGTAAGAAAACCTGTAAGACCTAGTGAAAATTATAATTTGGAAGTAGATTTTCTAATTGATAATGAAAAAAGAAATAATTTAATAGCAAAAATGGTTAAAAAAACCAAGAAAAACACTTTAATTATTGTGGAAAGGATTATACATGGTGAAAATCTGGAAAATATTCTTAAAGTAGAATTGCCTGAGAGGAAGGTTTACTTTATTAAGGGAGAAGTTGAAGTGGTAGATAGGGATAAAATTAAAGAATTGATGGAAAAGGATGATGATATTGTTTGTATTGCTATTAGTAAGATATTTTCCACTGGGATAAATATTAAGAATATTCATTATATAGCTTTTGCATATATTGGTAAAAGTAGTATCAAAATAATTCAAACTATAGGACGAGGATTACGTTTACACAAAGATAAAGATAAAGTGGTGATTTTCGATTTTGTTGATAATTTAAAATACGGAATGTCACATTACCTAAAACGATTCGCTATCTATGAAAATGAGGAAATTCCTGTAGAAAAATTTAAAATTTTATGTTAAAAGACGCAATTCATAATGAACACGATGAACATTTAGAAACCATCATCAACGAACTTCCCAAACAACGAGTTAAAAAACCTCGTGGTGCAGAGAGGGAACATTACCTTAACCAAAAAGAATTTGAACAACATATTCGGGAATTCTATGAAACTGGTATTTTCACTAACTTTTTGGGTGATGCTATTAATAAAATTGCTACTGGTTTAAGCTATAAACCTAACTTCATAAATTACACTTTTAGGGAAGAATTTATTGGAGATGCAATTATTAAAATGTATAACGCATTAATTACTAAAAAATTCATTTTAGATAAGAATTATTCTTCACTAGGATATTTTACTACAATTGCTTGGAGAGCATTCATTAATAGAATTAAGAAAGAAAAGAAACACCATCAAACTTTATGTGATTATAGAGATAAATGTTATGGGGAAGAATTATCTCGTTATTCTGAACAAGGTGGACACATTTATATTAAACCCGAATATAAAGAAGAAGAATTGGAAAGTCTACCCCCTGTTAAATTGTTAATTGATCCAAATAAACCTTCCGAAGAATCTTCAGAAATTATTGAGGTAGAAGAAGTTATAGTAGAGGTTCCTATAGTTAAAATTAAAAAGATTCGGGTTTCTAAAAAGGTTAAAGATAAAATTTCCAAGATAAAATCTAAGAAGAAATCAAAAGTGGAATTACCGCTATTGCTTAAATAGTTTAGTGAGTTATCAGAAACCATTTCCATCATTTTCTATTTCTGCTGGTTATACCGATTTAGTATTGAATTTTCAAGGTACTGCTTTTGGGTATCAAAATAATACAATCGGGTTGTTTTTAAGTGCATCCGTTGGCACACCATTATTAAGCACTTATAATTTCTTTAGTAATGTTTGGAATTTGAGTGCTAAATTCCCTCCCTTTAATGGTTTACAAATAACCAATTATCAATTAATTGGGGATGATATTTTGATATTTAATTTACCATTTTATCCAGTAAAGTGTTTAGTAGATTTTGTCTTTGTGACGCAAGCAGGATATAATGTTGCCAGCATGAGTCCGAATTTTAACTATATACAACTTACGTAATGGGATTGTATTTATGTTTTTTTCAATAAATAACTAAAATGGCTGGAAATTATCAAGGTGCAAATGCTGGTACTGGAAGAGAAGGTACTTTTGGACAGATTTTACAAAAATTTGTAAGTTCTCGTTTGCCTTATCAGGCATTTAACTCATTAGATGTTCTTAATAATTTAAATCCTAAATGGAGTGAATTCCAAAAAACAGGAAGTAAAAGAACTGAAGCACTTTCTAAACAAAGTATTTCTAGTTCTACTTTAATTAATGATACAGATATTGGTAAAATTGTTGGAGATCATAAGTTTCAGAACTACATGTACAGCAATATTAGCTCTGACAAAGGGGCTAGAATTAGAGATTACAGAGTCATGGCAGCATTTGCAGAAGTAGGAGATGCGTTGGATGAAATTTGTGACGAATTTATTAACAAAGATGAAGATGGTGAAATTATTAAAATTGTCTTCAAAACCCCCGATATAAAACCTTCACACAAAGAAGAATTCCAACAGGCATTTAAGCAATATATCAATAATTTCGATTTAGAACATAAAGGCTGGGAATATTGTCGTCAACTTTTAATTGATGGGGAAATTTATTTTGAACATATTATCCATTCTAAACACTTAGAAGAAGGTATTTTGGGTGTTGTAGTTATTCCCAATGAATTAATCGATCCCATTTATGGAAATATCCAAAATTTAATGATTAAGGGGTTTTTATTGAGAAAACCTGTTTTTAATCTAACTAATCCTAATAAAATTGAAAAGTATGAATTTATACCATTGGATAAGAACCAAGTAACCTATATTTCCAGTGGATTATGGAATGAAAATAAAACATTTAGATTACCATTTTTGGAGAATGCTCGTAGAGCATATAGACAGTTAAGTCTTTGTGAAGATAATATTATCATTTATCGGTTAGTTAGAAGTCCTGAAAGGCTTGTTTTTAATGTTGATGTTGGAAATATGCCAACACCAAAAGCAGAAGGATATTTGAGAAGATTAATGGAAGATTATTGGAGCAGAAAGACTTTTGATAACGATCAAGGAGCAACTGTTCAACAATTAAATCCTCAAGGTAGTCTGGATAGTTTTTGGTTTGCTAAAAGATCTGGAAGTGAAGGTACTAAAGTTGAAAAACTGGAAAGTAATATTAACTTAGGGGAATTGACTGATTTGCAGTATTTTATCAAGAAATTGTATAGAAGTTTGAAAATTCCTGTTAATCGGGTTAATCCAGATAGTGAATACAAGGATGGTTTGGATATTTTAAGAGAAGAATTGAAATTCGCAAGATTCATTATGCGTGTGCAAATGCATTTTTCGGAAGGACTTAAAAATGGATTTATCACACATTTAAAATTTAAGAAACTTTGGGATAAGTTTGATATTCAAGAGAATGAATTTGACTTAGAGTTTAATCCACCCAGTAACTTTATGGCTGCTAGAGAACAGCAAAAGATTAGTCTTAAAGCAGAATCTTTCAATAATCTTACCAGTAATGAGAGTATTAGTAAAATGTATGCCCAGAAAAAGTATCTGGGATGGAGTGATAAAGAGATTCTTGCCAATATTGCCTTTCTCAAGAAAGATGCCGAAAATCAATGGGAAGTTGCCCAGATCCAGTCCAGTGGGCCAAATTGGAGAGAACAAGCTGCTACCGGTGCTCCTGGCGCAAATGCTGGGGGTTCTGCTGCTGGTGGTGGCGGAACATCGTCGGGTGGTGGTGGGGAATCTACCCCACCTGCATTCGGACCTACACCTCCTGCTACAGGTGGAGAAGAAACTGGGGAACAACCCGAAGGTGGTAATACTCCCCAAGAAAATGCTCCAACTGGTGGTAAAAATAACAAATAATTATTAAATAAGTATACGATGTATGCTTATTTTGACGAAATTGCCAACCAATATCAAAGAATTCGAGTTCATAAACTAAATGAATCACAGAATACTTTGTTTCTAGAACAACTTGGGGGGCATTTACAGAACATTCAGGCCAAAATTGAAAATGGGGTTTTCACAGGGGAACTTAATCTAAATGGTCTTGGACTAGAAAAATTACCAGAT